TTATAAACAATATTTTAGTATTCCACAAGACATAAATATAAGATAATCAAAATAATAAAAAGGGTGAAAAACCTTGTCATCAAATAATTCCACATTTGTAGTAGAAACCGGACTATCGATAGCCAATACCAAGGTTATCGATTCTGGTGGTAATTGGGTTGGTCCTGTATTTACCTTAACAGGTGCTACCGGTTCTACTGGTCCGTTACCTACTACAATCACACACATTCCGAATTATATTACGATGGATCCAACCACGGTCTCCGTGTCTAATGTTGGAACATCTACAATCTATGGAACATATAACTTTGGTGATGTCACCAGTATTCAATCATATGGCGATTATAATACCACAGCAAATACTGGATTCTATTCTGTAAATGATAATACTGGGGCTCCAGGACATGTTGAATATATTGGATTTACAGGCGTAACAGAATTCAATCGTATTGTTTTAAATGTAAACTACACTGCATCATCTGGTCATACGCAAGATATCGACCTTTATAATTATGTTACTGATCAATGGGACACCTTTGGTACCTATACAGGTAACGGAAATTGGCAACAGATTGCTCTTGGTGTAATTGACCATAATCCATATATTAGTTCTGGTAATGTTACAATGCGTAACTACCATCTTAACTCTGGTAATGTACAACATAGAACATGGTTTGATTATATTGCTCTTGAAATGTCTACTGCTGGTGGCCAAGGTCCACAAGGTAGGCAAGGTGCTTCCGGTTCAACAGGTTTCCAAGGCGCATCAGGTTCTACAGGTTTTACAGGCGCTACTGGTGTACAAGGTGATATGGGTGCAACAGGGCCAACCGGTGCGACAGGCATACAAGGCGCTTCTGGCTCTACGGGCCCTCAAGGTATTCAAGGATCATCAGGTATACAAGGCGCTTCAGGTTCGACTGGATTAACTGGTGCAACCGGCACACAAGGCGCTTCGGGTTCCACAGGTATTGATGGTGCTTCTGGTGCTACAGGATTTCAAGGTGCATCCGGTGCTACAGGATTTCAAGGTGCATCAGGTGTTCAAGGTGCTTCAGGTTCAACGGGTTTAACTGGTGCTACAGGTATTCAAGGTGCATCCGGTGCTACAGGATTTCAAGGTGCATCCGGTGCTACAGGATTTCAAGGTGCATCAGGTGTACAAGGTGCTTCCGGTTCAACTGGTACACAAGGCGCTTCGGGTTCCACAGGTGCACAAGGTGCTTCAGGTATTCAAGGTGCTTCTGGATCAACAGGATTCCAAGGTGCCTCAGGTTCTACTGGTACACAAGGCGCATCAGGTATTCAAGGTGCTTCTGGTTCAACAGGATTCCAAGGTGCTTCAGGTTCTACTGGATTAACTGGCGCTACCGGCATACAAGGCGCTTCTGGATCCACGGGTACACAAGGTGCCTCAGGTTCTACTGGTACACAAGGCGCTTCGGGTGTTCAAGGTGCATCAGGATCAACAGGTTTAACTGGTCCAACAGGATCAGTAGGACCAACAGGTGATACAGGAGCTACAGGTTCAACTGGAGCACAAGGCTCGATTGGATTAACTGGTGCTACGGGTGCACAAGGTGCCTCAGGTATTCAAGGATCATCAGGCATACAAGGTGCTTCAGGTTCTACAGGTGTTCAAGGTGCCTCAGGTTCTACTGGATTAATTGGTGCTACGGGTATTCAAGGTGCTTCAGGTTCTACTGGTACTCAAGGTGCTTCTGGAGTTGGCGCTACAGGTTCAACAGGACCACAAGGCATACAAGGTGCTTCAGGTTCTACTGGTACTCAAGGTGCTTCTGGAGTCGGAGCATCAGGTCCAACTGGACCAACAGGAGCTACCGGTTCAGGAGGCGGAGGTGGTAGTTCTTCTGGTTACTTAGCTAATACAGTAATTTTTGCTAACTCAGCTGGTTATCTTAGTAACACAGTAAATATATCTTTTTATTCAGCTAACAATACTCTAGTTGTTGCTAATGCGGTATTCAACTCAATAACACTTTCTAATACTAATATTGCTTTAGGTACTGGTGCTGGTGCATCAGGACAAAATGCTTACTCTGTTGCTATTGGAAATCAAGCTGGTTACTGTAGACAAAGATGTAACGCAGTTGCTGTTGGTAGGTGTGCTGGTAGAACGGCGCAAAATGCTTATTCGATTGCTATTGGTACTTGTGCTGCTAGTTGTGGCCAAAAAACTCAAGCGGTTGCTATTGGAACTTTTGCAGGACAAACAAGACAAGGTTCTTGTGCAGTTGCTATTGGCCTTAATGCAGGTAAAACAACACAAGGAAAATGTGCGGTTGCTATTGGTACTAATGCTGGTTTCAATACTCAAGGCATAGCTGCAGTAGCAATTGGTTGTACTGCTGGTCAAGTAGGACAAAATAACTATTCTATTGCTATCGGCCAATCTTCTGGTGGTGTTGGACAAAGAAATTGTGCAATCGCAATTGGTCGTAATTCCGGTAATCAATATCAAAATGCTTTTTCTATTGCAATTGGCCAACAAGCTGGCCAATGTAGACAAAGAGTATGTGCGGTTGCCATTGGTCGATGTGCTGGTTTCAATACTCAAGATGCTTATTCTATATCTGTCGGTTCTTATGCTGGTTACTGCCGACAAAGATGTAATGCAATTGCTATTGGTGGTAATGCTGGTCAAACATCTCAAAATGCTTCTGCGATTGCTATTGGTACAACTGCTGGTAATTGTAGACAAAGAGCCTATGCAGTTGCTATTGGTCGTTGTGCAGGTAAAACGGCTCAAGGCGCATATGCGGTTGCTATTGGACCTAACGCAGGTGTAACTTGCCAAACCACCAAGAGTATCATTATCAATGCTAACTGTTCTGCACTAAATGGTACTCAATCTGGCCTCTACATTAATCCGGTTCGTATTTGTTCCGGTAATACTTCTCAAGTTGTTTACTATAATACTACAACAAAAGAATTAACTTACACCGGTACAATTCAAACCTATTCTGGAAGTCTTACTGCCAATAGTATTGTAGTTACTAATGGTGCTTCTGTAAATTCTACAATCATTCAAGCAACCACAGCAACTACTGCTCAGACGGCTATTGATACTTGGTCTACTACAACCTATCGTACTGCCAAATATATTATCTCAATGACTTCTGTATCAAATTACCATGCAATTGAATTATTTTTGGTGCAAGATGGTACTACTGTTTATGTAACTCAATATGCTGAGATTATTACCAATATAGCTTTGGCCACATTTGATGCATCAATTTCTGGTTCAACATTGAGTCTGTTGGTCAATCCAGCAAGTTCAACAAGTACAACTTATAATATATTCAGAAGTAACATAACGGTATAAATAACATAAACAATTCAATTAACTAAGGGGAAAGTGAACCTTGGCAATATCTAATACAAATTCTTTTGTAGTAAAGAACGGCTTGACCGTTGGAACTACACAGACTATCAATCCATCAGGCAATGTCTTTACCGGTAATCTAACAATTACGGGTGCCACGAGCAATGGTATTACTTTTGCGGATGGAACACGACAAACTACTGCGGCTACAGGCGGTGGTGGCGGTGGTTCTGGTAATGCTAATACCAATGGTTGGTTACCCAATTCAATCATATTTGCTGACTCTACTGGATATCTCAGTAATACTCCTAATTTACAATTTTACGGAGCCAATAATACTTTAGTTGTTGCCAATGCAGTATTTAATTCAATAACATTAGCTAATACTAATATTGCTTTGGGTCAATGTGCTGCGGGTGGAAGTCCACAAGGAATTTTTGGTATTGCGGTTGGTGCTTACGCAGGAAAATACAATCAAGGAGTTAATTCGGTTGCTATTGGAAATGCTGGTCAGGTTGACCAAGCTTTTGGTGCGGTTGCCATTGGTAATGGTGCAGGATGTTCTACACAAGGATGTCAATCGGTTGCTATTGGTAATAGTTCAGGATTTACTCACCAAGGACAATTTGCGGTAGCAATTGGTAATTGTGCTGGTTCTACAACTCAAGGTGGAAAAACAGTTGCTATTGGTTGTAATGCTGGTCATAGTAATCAAGCAAATTCTGCCGTTGCGATTGGTTTTCAAGCTGGAAAATCATATCAAAGCCTTTGTTCGATTGCTGTTGGTAATACTGCAGGTTCTTGTGCACAAGGCACGCATGCGGTTGCTATTGGTTCATATGCCGGTAGTACTGGCCAAGCTGGATATACAGTTGCTATTGGTTCTAATGCAGGAACTACATCACAAAGTTGTTATGCGGTTGCTATTGGTAATGGTGCAGGATGTTCTACACAAGGAGGTCAAGCAATTGCTATTGGTAGATGTGCTGGTAAAACAACACAATCTTCTTGCGCAGTTGCTATAGGTCATTGTGCAGGACTTACATCACAAGGATGTGCTGCTATTGCTATTGGTACAATTGCTGGTGGTCTAAATCAAGGTACACAAACAATTGCTATTGGATCAAATGCTGGTTCTTGTTCCCAAAATGCATCTTCTGTTGCTATTGGCCAAAATGCTGCGCAATATCAACAAAGAGCTTGTGCAGTTGCTATAGGACATTGTGCAGGTAGAACAGCACAAGGATGTTATTCCGTTGCTGTTGGTATTGGTGCCGGTAATGAATCTCAAAACGCTTATTCTGTTGCTATTGGTTCTTATGCTGGTTACTGTAGACAAAGAACGAATTCAGTTGCTATAGGACAAAATGCAGGACAATCGGCACAATGTATATATGCTGTTGCTATTGGTACTAATGCAGGTGGATCATCACAAAGATGTTATTCAATTGCTGTAGGTTATTCTGCTGGGTGTACTACGCAGGGACCTTCCGCGGTTGCTATTGGTTATACTGCCGGCAGATGCTTACAAGGCGGCCGATCGGTTGCTATAGGACCAGAAGCGGCCACAGTTAATCAAGGTGATTGCTCAGTTGCTATTGGTCGTATGGCTGGTAATTGTAATCAAGGTGGTTGTGGTGCTATTGCTATTGGCCTTCAAGCAGGTTACACATTACAAAATGTTTCTGCTATTGCTATTGGTGCTTGTGCTGGTTATTGTAGACAAAGATTTCAAGCGGTTGCTATTGGTAAATGTGCTGGTAAAATAGAACAAGGATGTTCTTCTGTAGCTATTGGATATCAAGCTGGTACAACTACTCAGAATTACGGTTCCGTTGCAATTGGTAGTGTTGCTGGATATAACACACAAGGTAACAGGGCTGTAGCAATTGGTCAAGAAGCAGCACAAACCACACAAGGAAATTTCGCTGTAGCAGTTGGTTATATCGCAGGTAATGCCACACAAGGTGAGAATGCTGTAGCAATTGGCAAAGCTGCTGGCCAAACATCACAAAATACTCTTTCTGTTGCAATTGGTTCTTGTGCTGGTAATTGTAGACAAAGAGCTTCAGCGGTTGCTATTGGTAATGCTGCAGGATATACAGAGCAAGGAACATATGCGGTTGCTATTGGTACCGGTTCGGGTCAAGCAACACAAGGTAACTGTGCAGTTGCTATAGGTTCTGCGGCTGGCTTTTTTGAACAAAATACTCAATCGATTGCTATTGGTACTAATGCAGGATACTGTAGGCAGAGAGCTTGTGCAATTGCTATGGGACAAAATGCTGGACAAACAGCACAAGGACAATATGCGGTTGCTATTGGACCTAACGCAGGTGTAACTTGCCAAACCACCAAGAGTATTGCTATCAATGCTTCCTGTGTGGCATTAAATCCAACTGAACAAGGCCTTTACATTAATCCTGTTCGTAATGACACAGGAAATACCACACAGGCAATTTACTATAACACAACAACCAAAGAATTAACATACGCATCACCAACAGGTGGTGGTAGTTCTTCTGGTTACTTAGCTAATGCAGTAATTTTTGCTAACTCAGCTGGTTATCTTAGTAACACAGTAAATATATCTTTCTATTCTGCCAATAATACTTTAGTTGTTGCTAATGCAGTATTCAATTCAATAACATTAGCGAATACTAATATTGCTTTGGGTACTGGTGCTGGAGCATCAGGACAAAATGCTTATTCTATTGCTATTGGTCTTAATGCTGGTCAATGTAGGCAAAGAGCTTGTGCGGTTGCTATAGGTAAGTGTGCAGGTAAGACAGAACAATGTACACAAGCGGTTGCTATTGGTAAATGTGCAGGTAGAACAGCACAAAATTCAAGTGCAATTGCTATTGGTGGTAATGCCGGTAATTGCAGACAAAGAACTATGGCAGTTGCTATTGGTGTTTGTGCAGGTAGAACAGCACAAGGAGCTTGCTCTGTTGCAATTTCTCGTAATGCCGGTAAATGTAATCAAAGTTGTAGTGCAGTTGCTATTGGTGTGTGTTCAGGAGTAACATCACAAGGATCCTCTACTGTTGCCATTGGTATTCTAGCAGGACAAACATCACAAAATTCAAGTGCAATTGCTATTGGTGGTAATGCCGGTAATTGCAGACAAAGACAATATGCGGTTGCTATTGGTGTTAGTGCTGGTTTACAATCTCAAAATACTTCTGCAATTGCTGTAGGATTACGAGCTGGTAACTGTAGACAAAGATGTAATGCAATTGCAATTGGTACAGATGCAGGTAAAACAGCACAAGGTTCTGTGTCGGTTGCTGTTGGTGCTGGTGCTGGTCAATCTAATCAGCTATGTACTGCTGTAGCAATTGGCACCAATGCTGGACAAACATCCCAAGGAAGTGGTACAGTTGCTATTGGTGCTAATGCTGGTCTCGTATCTCAAAATAATCTTTCGGTTGCTGTTGGTACCGGTGCTGGTGAATGTAGGCAAAGAGTTTGTGCAACGGCTGTTGGTCGTATGGCTGGTAGATTTGCTCAAGGATGTTATTCTACTGCTGTTGGTTCTTTTTCTGGTTATCAATCCCAAAATGCTTACTCTGTTGCTATAGGATATCAAGCTGGTAATTGTCGCCAAAGACAAGGTGCAGTTTCTATTGGTAAATGTTCCGGTAAAATAGCACAAGGATGTTTTTCAGTTGCTGTTGGCCAAGGCGCCGCTCAATGTAATCAATCCTGTCGTGCAGTTTCTATTGGTGTTTGTGCCGGTAAAACAAGTCAAGCTCAATATGGTATTGCTATTGGTGTTTGTGCTGGATCAATTAGTCAAAGAACTAATGGTGTTGCAATAGGACGAGTTGCCGCTAAGTGTAATCAAAGTGCTTGTTCAGTTGCTATTGGTTCTGCTGCAGGATATTTTGAACAAGGTACATCTTCAGTTGCTATTGGTGCTTGTACAGCACTATTGTATCAAAATGCTTATTCTATTGCTGTTGGTTCTTTTGCTGGTTATTGCCGACAAAGAACTCAAGCGGTTGCTATAGGTCGTTGTACAGGTAAAACGGCACAAGGTGCTTCAGCCGTTGCTATGGGTTATCAATCAGGTATTACATCACAAGGTGCTTCAGCCGTTGCTATTGGTAATGCTGCTGGTGCTACTAGTCAAGGTGCTTGTGCAGTAGCGTTTGGTAATTCTGCTGGATTTACAGGACAAGGCGCTTTTGCATTAGCAATTGGTACAAATTCAGGAAATTCAAATCAGGGTGTTTGTGCAGTTGCTATAGGTGTACAAGCAGGACAAATATCTCAAAACGCTCAATCAGTTGCTATTGGCCATGCTTCTGGATATTGTAGACAAAGAACTCAAGCAGTTGCTATTGGATATTTCTCAGGTCAAACTGCGCAAGGTGCTTGTGCCGTTGCTATTGGTTCTAATGCTGGAAATTCCAATCAAGGCGATTATGCCGTTGCAATTGGTTCTTGTGCTGGCAAATGTAATCAAGTTGCAACTAGTGTGGTTATTAGTGGATGTACTGTACCAGTTAATGCAGTACAGGCAGGACTTTATATTGCTCCAATCCGTGTTTGTGCTGGTAATACAACACAAGCCGTATACTATAACACCACAACCAAAGAATTAACATATACAGCACCTACTGGTGGTGGAAATGGTGGCGCTTCTGTATCTGGTTATTTGCCAAATTCTATTCTTTATGCTAATGCAAATGGATACTTAGCAAATACTGCGAATGTACAATATTTTGCATCTAATAATTCATTCAAATTAAGTGGCGATTCTTCAGCTAGTAGTAATAAAGGACTATTGCAAATTGGAGCTCCATTAACATTTAGTGACGTTAATATTTTAGGTACAATTACAAATAATGTTAATGGTTATACACAAGTAATTTTACAAAATCAAAGTAATGGTACTTCCGCTTCTGCTGATTATATTGTTAATAATGATACAATTACGGGTACATCAATTTATGGTGACTTTGGTATCAATAGTACTACATATACTGGCGCTTCACCGTTTTCTGCCGCAAACGGAACATATCTGTATGCAGCAGGTGGAACATTAACAGTTGGTACGAATGGTGCTAAAGATTTTAATATTGTCACCAACGATACATTAAGAGCTAATGTCAATGCTACCACAGGTAATATGCACGTTACTGGTAACGCATATTCGAATGCGATATATACTAATGGATTATATTATGCAGCTAACAATCAGCCTTGGCCAATAGGCGGAGGTGGTGGCTCAGGATCATCAATTACAATAGGACAGGTAAGTGCAATAGCTAGAGGCTTTGCGTTACCATAATTTAATTATTAGGAGATTATAACATGGCAGCAAATCAGGCACCAATTTATTCAATTGCAGGCGATATTCAAGGTGGAGATATTCTAACTACCGCAGCGGCAGATTATACTGGTCAAGGTGTTAACAACGCTTCAGTATTTACTGCTGATTCTACCAATGGTGGTTTTGTACAAAGGTTACGATTTAAATCTTTAGGCACAAACGTTGCAACCGTTGCTCGTATTTACATTAATAACGGAAATGGTCGTTTAGCTGCAAGTATTGCTGCTGTATCTGGTACACCAACAGGCACCCCAAGCACTACAGGGGGTACACTATATGCAGGATCATATTTTGCCAAAATTGTTGCAATTGACCAATATGGATCAAAAACCGCAGCTTCTACTGAAACTGCTTCTGTGGCCACCACTGGAACAACCGGTTCTATTGCTTGGGCTTGGACATCAGTAACCGGTGCCGTATCATATCGTGTTTATGTTGGACCTGTTACCGGTGGTCAAGCTTCTTATTTTGAAACTACAACAAACAGTTATACACAAACAACTGCTGTTGGTATAAGAGATAATTTATCAACAGGTGTTAGTAATAATAACCAGTTTTATGGTGAAGTTTCTTTACCAGCAACAACAGCAACCAATACTGCAGCAACAACCGATGTAGATTATCCTTTAAACTTTGCATTACCGCCATCTGATAGAATTGTTGTAGGCCTTGCAACTACCGTAGTAGCCGGATGGCAAGTAACGGTAATCGGCGGAGCTTATTAATGGACTATGTTTATCTTGACTTTATAGATTTTAAAGGTTATCAGGAATCTCAAAACGGACAAGTAACTCGTTATGTTGATGAGCAAGGTAATTTTTTGTTTAATATTACACCCGAAGGTAATGGTGGAATATTATTGGATGGTAATCCTATTAGATTAGATTGGATGTTATAGAATGTTAGACTTTTCTCATGTACTTGATACTCCTGGATATGACATTCAGAAATTTATAGGTCATAGTTCTGCTACTGCATCTACAGGTGCTGGTGGCCAACAATGGCAAACTTGGAGAAAACCTAGAGGCGCTAAATTTGTTTATATGTTAGCAGTTGGTGGTGGTGCTTCAGGAGGTACAGGAACAAATACTGCAACAACATCAGGCGGTGGCGGTGGTGGAGGATCAGGAGCACAATCAACATTATTAATTCCTGCTATGTTTGTTCCTGATGTTCTTTACATCTTGTGTGGAATGGGTGGTCGACCTGCAGCAACAATAGTAACGGCTACCGCAGGTGTTGGCGGTACAGTTACTTACATCTCAGCCGAACCTTTTGAAACCGTTGTACCATTAACTAACGCTGTATATTTACTTGCTGGTGGTGGCGGTGGTGGTTCTGCTGCTTCTGCAACAGTTGCCGGTGGTGCAGGTGCCGCTGGTGGTGCTGGCGCAATTACTACAGCACCTTTAGCTGGAAAAGGACAATTCTCCTTTATTGCAGGACAAGCCGGCACAGCTGGCGGTAACGGTACTGCTGGTACTACTGGTGCTACTCTAACTATTCCAGTAACAGGACTTATGGTTACAGGTGGTACGGGCGGTGGAGGAAAAACAGCAACAGTATTTTCTACTGGTGGAGCAATTACTAGTGCTGCTGGTGGTATCAGTGCATTAAATACCGACACTTTTCCGTTGTCTATACCCGTTGCAGCTGCAGCGGCCGGTGCAACTCCCGCAGTTCCCGGCCGAAATGGAATTATATTAAAAAACTCTATAATGCATTTTGGCGGCCAAGGTGGCGGTTCTGCTTCAGAAACATCTGGTGGTATTGCTGGTGCCGGAGGAAATGCTGCTCCGGGTTCTGGTGGCGGCGGTGCAGGCGGATCATCAGTCACAGCCGGTGTAAATACATTAGCCAGACCAGGTGACGGTGGTGATGGATTTGTTTTGATGATTTCATTTTAGAGTGGTATATGTTTGGTAATATGTGTTAAGTTGGTTGAAATTAAGTAATACATATTATATAATGGTTATATTTAATGGAGAAATATTATGACGGATGAAGTACAAATTATTGGTAATGATGGTGAAGTTTCGGTTTCAGATGTGTTACAAGAAACTCATTATTTCACTACAGGGATTTATCAAATTAATAAACCAGAGTTCCTTACACCTGCTAGAGAAGTGGCTTATGAATCACTTAAACAGGTAAAAAAAGAAGTTGATTTAAATAAAATATATCCTGCTTATATGTCTTATAGTTTTGCTGATGATCCTAGATTATCTGATTTGGTTACTTACATTGGTCTATCTGCTGGAAATATATTAAGGTCACAAGGCTTTAATATGGATAATTCAGAGGTTGTATTCAATGAATTTTGGGCTCAAGAACACCATCAGTATTCTGGACAAGAAGAGCATGTTCATCCAGGTCAACAAATTTCTGGTTTCTATTTCCTAGATGTTCCACAGGATTCTTCATTGATTACTTTCCATGATCCTAGACCAGCAAAGAAAATGATGAATCTTGCAGAACAAGATATGAGCCAAATTACCTATGCTAGTGCTGCAATCAATTTTGTTCCAACACCTGGACTATTGATGTTCTCTAATTCTTGGTTACCACATACATTTACTAAGAATGCTTCAAAGAAATCATTTAAATTTATTCATTTTAACCTTGGTGTACGATATGTTGTTCCCACACAAACAACACCACAACCACCAGTAAATTCACCTGAAATCGTATGAACAAGTATCACATCAGATTTAATAAGAGTAGAGGACAGCCAGGTCGTGGTACCAAAGACCATGTCTGGCGAGTCTTTGAAAATGGTACTAAAGAATATCTCTTTAAGCATGTCAATATTAATGTGCCAATGTATGATGAAGTTACTGGTGATGGTCAAGGAAACGATGACTGGAACTTTGCCTGTGAAGGTCAGCTGATAATTGACAAAGAAAATTCAACAGCCATTATAGTGAGCCTTGAAACCACTTGTAGTCCTACCAAACGGGACTAAACATAAATAATACATTATACAAGATAATGTACCAATGACGACATCAATCCAAACAGCACTTGACCAAGCCAATGCAGCTATTGCTAGTATTGGTGCTTCATTGGTTACATTACAAAACCAAAGTGATTTATTAAATGTTACGCCGGTTACGGTTAATCAACAGATAAGTATTCTTACTGCGGCAAATACAGATGTTTTCTATTTGTATTCGGACCATGGTGTTGTTAATGTTGGTGCTGCTAATGGCGGTATTATTTTTCCGACAGGCACCACACAACAAAGACCTACGAGTCCACAGAGTGGTACTGTCCGATATAATACCAATTCTAGCTCTTTGGAGATATATACAAGTACATGGCAAGATGTTGGTACTGGTGCTTCAAGTGGTGGAAGTTCTGGTGTAAGCGGTTCTAGTGGTGGTGGTGGTGCAAACGGTGGAATTTTCTATGTTAGTTCACAACAAATTACTTCCAGTTTTGTATCAGGCAATGCAAATAATATCCTTTCAGTAGGACCATTAACACTATCAAACACATCGGTTGCAGTACAAATTACAGGTAATTCTGTATGGAAAGTTATTTAAAGGAATAAAACATGACGCTTATTTTTGACGCAATCAACGGATTTAGAGATACTGGCACAGGCGCCTTAGGATTGCCTTCTGGTACTACTGCTGAACGACCATCAAATCCAGCTAATGGTTACATGAGATATAATACCAATACTGCGGTAATAGAAACTTATGTAAATGGTTCATGGGGAACATATGTTTCTGGATCATATAATGTACAAGCTCTTATTGTTGCTGGTGGTGGAGGCGGTGGAGGTGGTGCTGGTTGGGCTTGTGGAGGTGGCGGAGCTGGAGGTGTAGTTACGCTTGCAAGTTATTCTGTTACTTCAGGAGTTTTATATTCTGTTGTGATTGGATCTGGTGGTAATGCTGGCGCAGGTACTGTCGGTGCCAACGGCGGAAATTCAACTTGCTTTGGCCAAACTGCCGTGGGTGGTGGTGGCGGCACTACTGGAGGTGCTGGATCACCTGGAGGATCCGGAGGAGGCGCAGCTTCGGGACCTAATACAACCACACCATACTATGGTGGAACTGGAACCACTGGCCAAGGAACTGCCGGAGGAAATTATCTAGGACAAGGTAATGATCCTAGTGGCCAAACAAGATCAGGTGGTGCAGGTGGCGGCGGAGCAACTACCGCAGGAACAGGTACAGCGAGTAACTCATCCGTGGCCACCACAGGTGGTACTGGTATGTTATCTTCAATTACAGGAACATCAACATATTATGCTGGTGGAGGCGGTGGAGGTGGTGTAACACAAGCATATCCACCAAACTCTCCATATGGATATTCTATTGCAGGATCCGGTGGTCCAGGTGGTGGAGGACCAGGTACACAAAGTAATAGCACAGCGACTCCTGGTACTGCCAATTCAGGTGGTGGCGGAGGAGGATCCGGAGGATATTATAATCCTACTTTGTATCCAGGAAATGGCGGCAATGGTGGATCAGGCGTTGTGTTTATATCATATCAGAATTCAGTACAGAGAGGTACTGGAGGTACTGTAACGAGTTACACTTCAGGTGGTTTAACATATTGGGTTCATACATTTAACTCATCAGGAACTTTTACCGCTTAGAGATTTATGTTGTAAAACTATATAATAGTTAGTGGTTTTTTATAAAAAAGGTGATTATATGATGTTTAAAAATACTTATTGGTTTTGGGAAGCAGAAATTAAACCAGAAGTTTGTGATAAGTGGGTTAACGAACACTTTAACAATAATGAGATTGAAGAAGCTACAGTAGGTACTGGTAAAGGTGATTATATAAAAAACAATGATGTTAGAATTACTGATGTTGTTTGGATAAAACCAGGAACAGAAATTTTTGATACTATTTTTAATTATGTAAAAAGTGCCAACATGAATGCTGGATGGAATTTTGATTTGTCTGGTATGGAAGATGTACAATTAGGAAAATATTCAGATGGTGGATTCTATGATTGGCATATTGATGCTTTTGCCCCAGAAGAAGGTAATTGGCAACGAAAATTAAGTTGCTCAATACAATTAACTGATCCTGATATGTATGAAGGTGGTGATTTAATTATAAAAACATCATTACAAGGAAGTACTGAAATGGTATCTAGAAAAAAAGGAACTATTGTGGTATTTCCTAGTTTTGTGGAACATAAAGTAACGCCAGTCACAAAAGGTACAAGATACTCTGCTGTGTCTTGGATGAAAGGTCAAGCATTTAGATGATTATCATCAAATGAAAAGGAAAAAGTAAATGTCGCATTATGCTAAAGTATTAAATAATAAAGTTATAAATTCAATTGCCGCTGAGGCTGAGTTTTTTGACACCTTTGTAGATACTTCACCAGGACAATGGCTTCAAACTTCATATAACAGTAGAGCAAATACTCATTATTTACCTAATAGTGATACTCCATCGGGTCAACCAGCACTACGAGCTAACTTTGCTAGTGTTGGAGATAATTATGACCCAATAAATGATGTGTTTTATGCACCACAACCTTACACACATTGGGTTTTAAACACCACAAAATGGATATGGGAACCGCCAATTCCGTATCCAACAGGTGGCGATCCATATCAATGGGATGATAGTGCTAATACTTGGGCTCTAGTTGTTTCAGCTTTACCCTCAGTAAATACTTAATACTATCATATTCCACATAAGATAAATAGTCCATTATAGGATAAGTTTATCCAAGGAAAACTAAATGTCTACTATTTCCACTAGAGAAGATTTCAAAAATTATTGCCTGCGCAGATTAGGCTTTCCGGTCATCGAGTTAAACCTTGATGAGGACCAAATTCAAGACCGTATTGATGATGCGCTTCAATACTGGCAAGACTACCATTTTGATGGTACTCAAAAAGTATACTATATCAAAAAGATTGGTCAAACCGAAATTACTCAAAAGTACCTAGACTTGACGGATGCCAGAGATTCTTCTAATAACCATATGGATATCGTTGGTGTTACTCGTATATTTCCAGTACAAGATTCACAAGCTTCCGTTTCTATGTTTGACCTAAGATATCAACTAAGATTAAACGAACTCTACGACTTCACCTCCGCATCATACATCAACTATACCCTTACAGCACAGCACTTACGTTCACTGGAACTGTTGTTCTCTGGAGAAGTTCCTATTCGATTCCAAAGACATATGCAAAGACTGTATATTGATTGGGCATGGGGAGCATCCGAAGCACCAGTTGGTACTGTTGTTATTGCCGAAGCGTATGCTAATATTGATCCGGCAATTTACCAAAAAGTGTGGAATGACCGTTGGTTAAAAGAATATGCTACCGCTTTGATTAAGAGAACTTGGGGTAACAATCTTAAAAAGTTTTCTGGTATTCAATTACCAGGTGGTGTCACACTAAATGGCGATAAGATTTATGAAGAAGCTGTTGGTGAGATTGAGAAATTAGAAACTGAAATGCAGACCGAATATGGTGCGCCTTTGGAATGGCTGATGAATTAATATGCCAACCAATCTATATTTCAATAATTATAAATCTCACGGCGAACAAACACTAGTTGAAGATTTAATTGTAGAGTCCATTAAAATTCTTGGATTCGATGCGTTTTATCTTCCTAATGACAACGACCAAGCCAGAGATTTATTATACGGCGAAGATCCGGTTAAGAAATTTGAATCGGCATTTCCTGTTGAGATGTATGTTTCTTCTGACCCATTGGATTACATTGGTAAAAAAGACTTCTTTTCTAAATTTGGTTTAGAAATTAAAGACGATGTTAATGTAATTATGTCACGCAGAAGTTTTCAACAAAGAGTACCACAGAATTCATTTACTAGACCAAGAGAAGGTGACTTGGTTTACATTCCATTTTTAAATGGTACTGGCGAATTGTTTGAAATTAAATTTGCAGAACAATCAAAAGACTTCCATATGCTTGGAAGGCCTCAACCATATTTCTATGAATTAAACCTAGAGAAATACAAATACTCTCAGGAAGTTATTGCTACTGGTATGCAAGACATTGACTTGGCTGTAACGAACAATGCTTATACATTGAGTTTAAATATTAATCACCGTACGGGTACTGGTTATTATGAAATTAAAGAAATTGTATATCAATCTGCTGACCAAACACAAGCAAATGCTACAGTTGTTGCTATCGTTCAATCATTTATACCTTCTTCAAACACATTAACAGTAACTAATATTGCCGGTGAATTTGTTGATGGTGGAACAATTATTGGTGCAACCAGCAACGCAAGATATTCTTTAATGAATTTTGATCCTTTATTAGACAATTCTTTCTCAGAAACATACGACAACAAACATATTGATTTAAGTTCAGAAGGTGTTGTCAATTTCTCTGAAACTAATCCGTTTGGAAATATCTAATGGCTAATATAGCATACAACCGCATCATTCGTAAACTCGTAGTTTCTTTTGGTAAACTATTTGATGATATTACTTTGGTGCGTTACAATCCGGATTTATCAGAAGCGGAAAGATTTTTAGTACCTCTTGTATATGCTACCAAAGAATTATATGTAAGGCGTTTAGAGGATGATCCTGCTTTAGATAAAAAAATTCAAATAGCCTTACCAAGAATGTCATTTGAAATGAATGGTCTTACATATGATGTATCAAGAAAATTAAATACCAATATTAAAAGTTTTGCACAGACAAGTTCTGGTGTAATTGCTCAATACAATCCTGTTCCTTATAACTTTGATTTTAACCTTTATATCTATGTAAGAAACATAGAAGATGGTACACAAATTATTGAACACATTCTTCCATACTTTGCACCAGATTATACTTTAAAATTGAATTTAATTCCTGAAATGGGAATTGTTAAAGAAGTGCCAATCGTTCTCAATTCAGCCACATCTGAAATTGATTATGAAGGTGATAAAAATTCTGAAACAAGAATGATTATTTGGACACTTAATTTTACAGTTAAAGGTTTCATATTTGGTAAAACATCTACTGCTGGACTTATTAGAACATCCATTACAAACATCTTTAGTAATGTTTCACAAGCTGATAAATTTATATTTAATATGGCACAACCAGGAATTGGAACATATCAAGCAGGAGAAACAGTATACCAAGGATATTCTGCACAGTCAGCAACAGCATCAGGTAAAGTTGTTTTGTGGGATAACAACACATTACACCTAACAAATATTGATGGAAATTTTGTTTCAAATCAACCTATTATTGGTTTAGTTTCAAATTCAAATTACATATTTGATTCGTATACACCACAGTCTGCACAATATGAACAAGTTGCAAAGATTGTTGTTGTTCCTAATCCACTAACTGCTAATGCCAATAGTGATTATACATATACCACCACAATAACGGAAACTCCTAACCTATAAAATGAATGAATTGAATAAATCATTGTCTGAAGTATTTGATGTAGAACCTTTAAAAGAAGTTAAGGAAGAAAAAAAAGAAAAACTTCCTGTTCTACAACAAAACTATAACGAACCTGATATGAAACAGGACTTGACTGATGCGTACCAACAGTCAAAAGAAAATCTACAAGCCATCATAGACCAAGGCAAAGAAGCAATGGAAGAAATTCTTCAAATTGCCAAAGTTGGTCAACATCCAAGAGCATTTGAAGTTTACGGTACCATACTTAAAAACATGGTAGATGCCAATAAAGAATTATTGGCCATACAAAAACAAATGCGTGACATGGATCCCAAATCCAAATCAGAAAGCAATACAACAATCGATAAAGCTATCTTTGTTGGTTCAACAAGTGAACTTAGTAAATTATTAAAAGGTAAAATGTAATGAAGTTGTATGTGAATATTTGTTTTCATTATGTGGAAGAAAGATTAAAGATTCTAGATGAAGTAATTGCTTCGGTCAATGAAATCCCCACAGATGAAACCATTATTATTGTTAATAGTAATGAGTTATTTGAATGTGAAGCCGTTGTTAATGTTGCGCACGGATTAAAAGACCCATACCATCTTACATGGGAACATAAAAAATATATGTCAGAATTTTTAAAGACTGACTATACTCATTATGCTTATCTTGAAGATGATATGAAATTGACCACAACAACATTGGAATATTGGTTACAAACCAAAAAGTTATTTAAGAGTAATGGTTTCAATTTTATTCCTGCCATTCACCGTATTGAATATAAAGATGGTATTGAAGTATCATTAGATGCTACCAAAAAACCTGGTGCTTGTGATGCTATTATTTTAGATAATCAGAAATTTGTTTTTCTTCCTGAACCATATCAAGGTATGTTTATTATGGATAGAGAAGATGTTATTGAACATTTAAACTCTCAGTACTCTAACATTGGCCAATATCATAATTATGGTATTAGAGAATCAGCTAATATTGGCAACATGTATGTTAATGTGCCACAAGGATATTCTCATCGTGCTGTAGTACCTGTAAATAACTTTGAACAATGTTGGGTACATCATGTGGCCAACAATTATGCTGATAACCTAAATACTCCTCATGCTAAAGTACCAGCAAAGGATTTATTAGATGGCAACTAAACTTAAAGAATCGTACCGTGATAACCCCTTACTAAAACGAGTGGGAGTTCAAGTACAATTTACAGAAGAACAAGTTGAAGAATATATTAAATGTTCTAAAGACCCAATTTACTTTGCCAAATACATTAAGATTATTACTCTTGATGAAGGTGTTGTACCTTTCAAAATGTACGACTTTCAAGAGGACATGATTAAGACTTTCCATAATAATCGTTTTACCATTATGAAGTGTCCTCGCCAGGTTGGTAAAACTACTACAACCGTTGCATATCTCCTCTGGTCTATTCTATTCCAAGATTCACAATCAATTGCAGTTCTTGCCAACCGTGGTGAAACTGCCCGTGGTATTCTAGGTAAACTCCAGTTAGCATATGAGAATCTACCTATGTGGTTACAACAAGGTGTCGTAGAGTGGAACAAAGGTCGTGTTGAATTGGAGAATGGTTCTATAATCATTGCATCTTCAACATCAGGTTCAGCTGCTCGTTCTGGTTCGTTTAACATTGTATTCTTAGACGAGTTTGCTTTCGTACCGGCAAATATTGCCACAGACTTTATTACTTCAGTTTATCCAGTTATTACTGCTGGTACC